TTTAATACTTCAGTACAATAATATGGATCGGAGGAAATGGAGTATTCAAGCTTTTATGGACGCCTATATAGCATTTAATTACATATTTAAAAATCTTCTCGGGGAGGAATTATATTTGCTTATCCTCTGGAATTTGTTATCTATGAAGAAAAAGTTTTTTAAGCTTAATCTTGATGTTATAGATAGTATGAAAAGCTACAAGTTTGATATAGAAAAAGTAGAGCGAATGAAGCTGTTGATGGCAGATTCCGAACATCTTATGATAACAACAGGATGGTGTCAAGGTATGCTCAACTACTTGAGCAGCGTAATTCACTGCAGTACGGTATTGCTAGGAAATGAGATGTTTGAAAACATCAATAGTCGGAAACATATGACTGAGTTCTATCATAGACAGAGTTGTAGACACTCAGATGATGCTAATGACACTGTAATAACTGAGACAGAAGAAGCTCAAAGAGCATTTATTTATGTAGATAGAGCAGCCTGCCTGTCGGTTGGAATAAAGGATTCAGACACGAAAAGTAATTATTTAAAAATACTGAGAGAGTTTATATCTGAATATTTTCTTAATGGAAGAAGTGTAATTCCTCAGATAAAGTTTAATTCTGTTTTTGGAACTAATATGTCTTGTCAAGGAATAAATGTTGATTACTCTGAAAATATAGGCAAACTACAGAATATATATGATAAAGGAGGATCAGAGTGTCAATTAGATTTCTTGATGCGAATTGTTTGGTTAATCGTAGAATCTAGTTATCGCCTAGGTCCAGGGATGAGTAATGATCCGACGCAGTACTTAAAAAGAGAAATTGATGAAATACCTTTCGAATTAGGAGGTAGACCAGTTCTCGATTTCAGTTTTCTTCAGTTCAATGGATCGATGTATAATAACATGCGAATCTATAAGCACGTAAAGGACGGGAAGCAGTATATAAATTTTATTACGGCCGCTCTTCCTTTTTACGCTCAACAGGATGAAGAAATAGATGATTTATATTCTGAACGAAGATTAACTCTTCCCTCATATCGATACGATTTGAGATATGAGAGTAGAATACGAGCATTGAGAATAAACAATCCCAAGACTCCCCAAGCTACAAAAATACTAGAAACGGATTATTTGAAGCTCATCAAGCCCAAAAAGGGGGAACTAGCTTATCACTATCTAATAGCATGTTATTATAGAAAGAGTTACGCGCTGGCTTATTCCAGAAATGAGCCCGTATACAATTTCTTGAGGTTAGCTCAAACTTCTGGAGGGGAATGCGTAATTATGAGAAAAAATAAAGTTACTCTAAAAAATATGATGATCGAACTAAAGAATGTATATGACTCTATGGTGTTAGCAAATAATCCTATTCTTCAGGAAGAATGTTGGCATTTAGTAGTAAGAGGAAATCCTGCTGCAGAGGCGTTAGAAGAATATCAAAAAAAGAGAAGCAATATCATATTAGAACCCACAAAAAAGATCTTTATGATGCAAAACATTCCAACTGAGGAATATACTATAAAACTGCAAAACAATATGGATGCTCTTTTAGTATGGATAAAATATGGGCAGGAGGCACTCAATGAATTGGGTATAAGAATTAATAGACCTTATTTTCTTGAGATAGATGAAGATTTAATAAGAAACCATCTCAAAGCATTTGATATAGATACAATGGACTTTGAAAGTCTTTACAAAATAGTTACTCGAATCCAATTTAGAAGTAGACTAGTAAGGACTGCACATTTTTCAGGTCGAGCCATGAGTTATTTTAGAGCAATAACATCGTATCAGTATTTAGAAAGATGCAAATTGAGTATTATTCCTAGAAGCAATATAGTCTTTAAGAATCCTTTTTCTGGTGAAGTCTTAGCAGTGCGACAAAATGATGAATTCGAATCAGTTATTGATTATTTTGTGCTACTATTTAACTCATATGTTTATCTTCTATATCATGG